CAAGCTTCCATCCCGTTTGCCGGATGGGGACTGGCTGCCGCCGCGTTTGCCTCGGTCATGGCCTTGGTGCTGGGCGCGAAGAGTGTGGTCGCCTCGGCTGCCGGAGGTTTTGATATTCCGGCGGGTTTGAATCCAATGACGCAATTGCACGAGCGCGAGATGGTGTTGCCTGCCGAGCATGCGGACACCATTCGTGGCCTGTCCGGAACGGGCGGACAACAACCCATCAACATCCAGTTGAGCACGTTCGATACCCAAGGTGTGAAGCGCTTCCTGATGGACAACGGCAACGTGATCGCTGATTCCCTGCGTGCGCAGGCCAGAAACTTTAAAACCGTCTAGTCATGAGCAATCAGGTTTTTCCAACGCTACCGGGGCTGACCTGGAATGTGGTACGCGCCCCCCAGTGGGCGACCCGCATCCAGAAGTCCGTGTCCGGTAAGGAGTTCCGCAGCGCATGGATGTCGGCACCGATCTACACCTTCCGACTGTCGTATGAGGTGCTGCGGGAAGCGGCAAGCTTCCAGGAAATACAGCAACTGGTCGCGTTTTTCAACAACGTGCGTGGCTCGTTCGACTCGTTCCTGTATTCAGATCCGAACGACAACAGCATCACCGCACAAAACTTCGGTACCGGCAACGGCGTGCAAACCGCCTTTCAGTTGATGCGCAGCTATGGCAGCAATCTGGAAGCGGTCGGCCAATTGAACGGCACGCCTTCGATCTACCTCAACGGGGTGCTGCAAGCCACAGGTTTTTCGATCGGCAGTACCGGACTGGTGACGTTCACCACGGCACCCGTGGCAGGTAGCGCGCTGACCTGGACCGGCAGTTACTACTACCGCTGTCGTTTTCTGCAGGACACACTGGAATTCAACGAATTCATGAACAACTTGTGGGAAGCAAAAAAAGTCGAGTTCATCGGCTCCCTCACACCCAACCGCATCTGATATGAAGACAGCCTCTGCCAATCTGCTCGCCATGCTCAATGGTGCGGGCAATGCACTGGTCATGGCCGATTGCTACACGCTGACGCTGCTGGGTGGTCAGGTGTTGTGCTATACCGACTTCGATCTGGACCTGATGCTGGGCGGCGCACTCTATGTAAGTAGCGGCATCAAATTCAAGCGCAGCCGGATTCGCTGGATTGCAGGACTGGAAGTCGATACGCTGGACCTGACGCTTTATGCGAATCCGACCGATACGGTGAACGGCGTGCCATTCCTGCGCCAGGTCAAGGGCGGCATTCTGGATGGTGCGACCATACGCCTCGATCGCGCCTACATGATCCTCGGCAACACAGTAGCAGAAGGCTTGCAGCTGTTTTCCGGTCGGGTGGCAGAAGTGCAGACCGGCAGGACGGAAGCACGCCTCAAAGTCAAAAGCTGGCTCGAGCTGCTCAACGTCAAAATGCCGCGCAACCAGTATCAGGCCGGATGCGGTAATACCCTATTCGATGGCATGTGCGGTTTATCCAAGGCCGCACTCGCCGTGGCAGGGACTGTCAGCGGCACCTCGACGGCGACATGGTTTCCGTCTCCCTTGGCGCAAGCGGCAAGCTGGTTCGATCTGGGCACGGTGACTTTCACCAGTGGTGCGAACAGCGGAATCTCCCGCACCGTGCGTGCGTTTGCGGGTGGAGCCTTTGCCTTCAACTTGCCGTGGCCGAATGTGCCGCAACTGGGCGATACCTTCACAGCCTATCCCGGCTGCGACAAGCAGCTTGCAACCTGCACCAGCAAATTTGCCAACGCGCCGAAATTCCGGGGCGAACCGTTCATCCCTATCCCTGAAACCGCGTACTGATCATGACCGAAGCTCAACAACGAACTGCGCTGGTGAATGCTGCGCACAGCTGGCTTAACACGCCCTACCACCACAAGGCGCGAGTCAAGGGTGCCGGTGTGGATTGCGCGCAACTACTGATCGGTGTTTACGCCGATGCCGGATTGATCGAGGCATTCGACACCGGTGACTATCCGCCGGACTGGATGCTGCACCGCGAGGAAGAGCGCTTTTTGGCATGGGTCGAACGCTATCTGGTGGAAGTGAAATCACCTCTACCGGGGGATGTGGCGATCTGGCGCTTCGGTCGATCGTTCTCGCACGGGGCCATCGTCGTGGAGTGGCCGCAGTTCATCCACGCCTATCGGGTGGCCGGATGTGTCTGCCTCGGGCAACTCGATCAGGATGTTGATCTGGCCCGACGTGACGTTCGTTTTTACAGTTATTTTCGGAGTTGAACCATGGGCGGTTTGTTTGGCGGTGGCGGCAGTGCTCCCAGTGCGCCAGCCCCGCAACGTCTGTCTGGCGTGCGCATGCAAAGCTCGACCTTCGGGCTGCCCAAGCAGATCGTCTATGGTCGGCATCGCATCACCGGCAACATCCTCTGGTACGGTGATTTCGTGGCCACCGCACAGACCTCGCAAGCAGCCTCCGGTGGCAAGGGCGGCGGTGGTGGCGGAGGCGGAAGTCCGCAGGTGACCGGCTATCAGTACAGCGCCTCGGTTGCCATCGGCTTGTGTGAAGGTGCCGTCGGTGGCATCGTCAGCATCTGGGAAGGTAAAAAACAGGTCAACGGCATACAGGGTTCACCCACGACCAACAACTTCAAAGGGCTGCTCGCAGGCGGTGGTCAGGCCAAGTTTACCGGTGTGCCGGGACAAGCACCTTGGGCATATCTGTCCTCGCGCTATCCGGCACAGGCATTGAATTATCCGGGGCTGGCCTACATTGCCGCCACCAAGGTTGATCTGGGCACCAACGCGCAACTACCCAACTACTCCTTTGAGATGCAGGGCATGGCGCAATACTCCGCTGCCATCGTCGATGCCAATCCCCGTGATCTCATTTATGACTTTCTGACCAACGCCAAGCACGGTGCGCTGTTTCCGTCGGTGCAGGTCGGTGATACGGCGCAGTTCTCCAATTACTGTGTAGCCAACGGCATCTTCATCAGTGCCGTGGTGGATGCGCAGAAATCGGCTGCCGAATGGATATTGCAGTGGCTCAAGTGCTGCAATTCCACCGTGGTCTACTCGGACGGGCTACTCAAGTTCGTTCCCTATGGCGACGAGGTGGTGACCGGTAATGGCGTGACCTACACACCTGCCATCGCCCCGATTTACGACCTGGACGATGATGCATTCATTGCGGATACCGGCAGCGATCCGGTGACCGTGGTGCGCAAGGCGCAATCGGACACGCCCAATTCGATCAAGGTCGAGTTTGCAAACCGGGGCAACTTTTACAACCCGGAACTCGCAGAAGCACTCGATCAGGCCAACATCGAAGCCTACGGCTTGCGTCCGGCTTCACCCGAGAAATTGTCGGAAATCTGCAATGCCACTATCGCGCGGCATGTCGCGCAACTGATCCTGCAGCGTGGCCTGTATATCCGCAACCATTACGAATTCCGCCTGCCGTGGAAATACGCGCTGCTGGAACCAATGGATGTAGTGACCCTCACCGATAGCGCCTTGGGACTGAACCGTGAACCGGTGCGTATCGTGAGCATCGAGGAAGACGAGTTTGGCTTGCTGACAGTGAGCGCCGAAGAGTTGCCGATTGGTGTGGCTGCTGCCGCCCGATACGCACAACAGGCAGGCAGCGGGTTTGCCGCCAACTACAACGTCGATCCGGGCAATGTTAATGCGCCAGTGATTTTTGAAGCGCCGGATCTGCTCACCGCAGGTACTGGGCTGGAAGTTTGGATTGCGGCCTCAGGTGGTGCCAACTGGGGCGGTTGCGAAGTATGGGTGTCACGCGACAACGCCACCTATCAGAAGGTCGGCGAGATTCATGGTGCGGCGCGTCACGGTGTACTGACGGCGGCCATAGCTAGCAGCAGTGATCCTGACCGAACCAACACACTGGCCGTAGATATATCGGTATCCGCTGGACAACTAACCGGCGGCACACAGGCGGATGCCGATGCGCTGAATACGCTGTGCTATGTCGATGGCGAACTGATCGCGTACCAGACGGCCACCCTGACCGGTACTGGCAAATACACGCTCGGCACCTATCTGAGACGCGGAGCCTATGGCACGACCATCGGAGCGCACAACAAGGGTGGTCTGTTCACACGACTGGATCAGGCGATCTTTGGTTACCCGTTCACCGCCGATATGATCGGGTTGCCGCTCTATATCAAACTGCTGTCCTTCAACCAGTTCGGTAGCGCGAGGCAGTCGCTCGACATGGTGCAGCCTGTCACCTACAACGTGACAGGCATCGCCTTGAAGTCCCCGCTGCCGAATGTTGCAGGGCTGTCGAATGCCTACCGGAACGGACAAACCTTGCTGTCATGGCAGCCGGTAACGGATTTCCGCAGTGTCGATTATGAGGTGCGGCTGGGCGTCAACTGGCAAACCGCCATCGTGCAGGGTCGCACACCGCTACATGAGTTTGTGGTGGCACAATCCGGCACCTATTGGGTGGCAGCACATTTCAGCAATGCCAGTGGAGTCACGGCCTATTCGGCTACAGCACAATCCATCGCCATCGGTGGCGGCGTGTTGCCAGCAAACATCGTGGCCAGCGTGGACGAAGCAGTAACGGGATGGCGTGGTAGTTGCACCACCCCCGCTTTCCGCGACCCAGTAGAAAATGCCGTGAAGCTCGGTGGTTTGGCTCTGTTCTCTGGCATCCCGCTGATCTCTGCCGCGAACACCGTGGAGTATTACGGCGGTATCGCCACCGGTGGTTACTACCAGATCCCGGTTTCACACGAGATCGACATCGGTACCGCACAAGCCTGCAACGTGTCGGTCAGTGTGCAGGCAGCATCCGATACGCCGTTTGGTTCGGTGGCGGCAATCCCGGTGTTCTCCGCGCAGGCCAGTGTGGCGGGAAATTTCTCAGGTAAATCGAGTCTGGCTATCGAGATCGATACCGCACCCAACACACTGATCTGGCAAGGCTGGCGACCGTTCGTGCCGGGACAGTATGTCGCGCGCCGATTCCGTTTCAGGGTGAAGCTCGACAGCAACGATCCATCGGTATCGACGATTCTGTCCGGCATGAGCTTCACGGTGGATATGCCGGATCGGGTGGATACCGGCACGGCACTGGCCGTACCGGCAGCAGGCAAGGCGATCGTGTTTGCCACGCCGTTCCAGATCGTACCCAACGTGCAGATCACCATCCTCAACCCGCAGGCAGGCGATGTCATCGCCTTTCCGGCACAACCCACCACGACCGGCTTTACCGTGCAAATCACCAATGCTGGGGTCGGCGTGGCACGCAACATCAACTGGCTCGCCAAGGGCTACTAACGCAAGGAAACCTCATGTCTCAAAACTCACTCGTCGTGGCCGATGGCACCGGCGCGCAGGTGCTCGCCGCAATGAACAATGCGCTGGATACACTGCGCACGCAGTTTTCTGGTCCGACGCCACCCGGTATACCCTTGCCGTATCAGGTCTGGGCAGATACGACCACAGGGGTACTCAAGGTTCGCGATGCGGCCAATACCGTCTGGATTCCGGTCCAGCCATTGAGTGGTCTCGGTTACAACGTCACCAAGACACTGGCGGGTGGCACCTACACGCTGACCGAGTTTGAGGCACTGGCCTCAAGCTTTGAGTTCAACGGCGCGCTGACCTCGAATCTGGTCATCGTGGTGCCGAACAACATGCCGGTGTTCGCTGTGGAAAATCTGACCACTGGAGCCTTTACGGTGACGATCAAGACCGCAGCCGGTACAGGACAGGCCATCGGTCAGGGCGAAATTTCGATGTTGTATTGCAACGGGGTGAACTGCGAGTTCATCTCGGATACGCAGGGTACTGCGCCGCAACGTCCCATTCTCTCTTTGCTGCGCACGACAGCTCAGGCACTGACGGCGAATGTGTGGAACACCGTCGTGTTTCCGATCCCGTCGGTGCAGGGGGCGAACGGCGGCATGGTGCAGGATGTAACGACCGGTGGTGCAGTCATCTCACAAACTGGCTGGTACCGGATCACCGGACAGGCAACCTTCACTGTCAGTCCTGCGCTGCATATGGCGGTCGCGATCATGCTCAATCGTGCAATCGCATGGTACGGCGGTGCGGCGACCACGACAGCAGGCTGGTATAGCTCGCCGGTCGTGGATTACATCGCGTACATCGCTGCCGGAACCATTGTCGATCTGGCCGTAATCCCGTGGGGAGCTACGGCCACCTTGCAGGCATGGGGTGCAACCTACGGCCCCGGTGCCTCACAACTCAAAGTCGTTCGCATCGCCTAAAGGACTCCCATGAAAAATCTCGATCACAGCGCCGTGCTGCGCATCCATCCAACTGCTGTACCCAACAAGGATTTCTATGTACGCATCGTGGCCG